ATGATTTGGGTGTCTTTAACAAGACTGAAAACATTTTTACATATAACAAACACAAAATTGAATTTTTTAGTTTGGATGACGCACAAAAAATAAAAGGCTCAAAACGTGATATATGTTATTTCTGCGAGATTGATGAATGCGGATATGATGAATTCCAACAAATCATAATGCGTACAACAGGCCACATTATTTGTTGTTTTAATCCATCAGAGCCTGTGCATTTTATATATGATTTAATGGATGACAAAGATATGCCAGGCGGTGTTGATGTTTTTCATTCCACTTACAAAGACAATTACTTTTTAGAGCCAAGTGTTGTTCAGCAAATAGAATCGATGAAGGAACGTAATCCAGACATGTGGCGTATTTACGGTGAGGGTCAAAGAGCTATGATTTCTAATAAACAAATATTTACTAACTGGGAGTTTTTGCCAAGGTCGGAGTTTCCAGAATTTGATGACATGTTCTTATCATGCGATTTTGGATTTAGCATAGATAGCTGCTGCATAATTGAGTTTGCAAAGGTTAAGGATAAAATATATGTACATGAATTGTTGTATGAAACTGGATATACAAACGGCGATATTGCTAATTTTTTGAGAGATAAAAAAATACAAAACAGAATCCTTTATTATGACTCAGCTGAACCAAAAAGCGGCGAAGATTTAAAACGCCTAGGCATATTAGCAAAACCTGCAATCAAAGGAGCTGGTTCAGTGTCAGCAGGAATATCATTGCTAAAAGACTATAAAATTATTTTGTCAAAAGAATCTAAAAATGCAATCAAAGAGTATTACAGCTATTGTTGGGATGAATTAAAAGACGGCACACTAATCAATAAGCCAAAGCCAAATCAGCCTGACCACTTTTGTGATGCGTTGCGTTATGGAGTTTATACACGTTATAGAAAACATACTGAATTTTTTGTTGTATAACCACAAAACTAATATTTTGTATTTTTACATAAAATAAAAATTAATTTTTCATGGCATCAATTTACGATAGGTTTAGAAATCTATTTTCACAAAAAAATTTGCAACAAACCGCTGAGGCTTACAATAGAGCCATTTATAATTATTTAGGTAACAATATTGTCTTGGCTAAAGAAAATGACGACTCTTATATAAATCATGGTTACAGGCGTAACGCAACTGTATATTCCATAATAAATATTATTACCAAAGCGTGTACAACTATTCCATTTATTATTTACGAGAAAAAATCAGACAATAGTTTAAAAAGATATAAGTCAATAACATCAGCTGGTCTTGATACTAATACAATACTAAAAGCAGAACAGTTAAGAAAATCAGCACTTGTTGAAATAAGTGATACAGAACTACATGAATTATTAGATAGGCCAAATCCAGCGCAATCATACAATTCCTGGCTAACTGAAATCGTTGCATTTGGTAAATTAACGGGCAACAGATACATCTACGGAATAGGTCCAGAGACGGGCGGAAACTCAACAAAATATAAGGAGCTTTATGTATTACCATCACAGCTTATGGAAATCGTCACAGGTGGTATTATGAATCCAGTAAAAGGTTACAGGCTAGACTACAAAGGTCAATTTGATATTGCAGCAGATGACGTGTTACATATTAAAGATTTCAACCCACATTATGACGGCACTGGCTCGCACTTATACGGACAGTCGCCTTTAAAAGCTGGTATTAGAACTTTGACAACAAACAATGAAGCTGTGACTACTGGCGTTAAATATTTACAGAATCAGACCGCAAGAGGCCTTTTATATGCTGATGAGGGTGATTTGAATGAAGTACAAGCTCAAGCCTTAAAAGATAAATTTAGACAGTCTCACCAAGGTAGTAATAAAGCAGGTGACGTAATTATCACGCCAAAAAAATTATCTTGGGTCAACTTTGGTTTAGCTGCAAGTGATTTGTCTTTGATAGAACAATACAATGCAAGTATCAAAGATTTAGCAAACATTTATTCTGTGCCAGCTGTGCTTTTAAATAATACAGAATCTTCTACTTACAATAACGTAAAAGAAGCAAAAAAGAGCTTGTATCAGAATTGCGTAATGCCCGAAATGATTAAAATACGTGACGAATTAAACAGATGGCTTGCGCCTAAATATGGCGAAAAGATTTTTATTGATTTTGACTTTAGCGTGATTCCAGAATTGCAAGAGGAAATGGATAAGGTTGTTTCTCAATTATCACAATCCTGGTGGTTGACTATGAATGAAAAAAGAGCTGCCATGAATTATGGCGCTGATGAAGACGATACAAAGTTGAATGATTATTATATACCAGCAAATCTTATACCTTTGAACGCTGTTGACGACACACCAACAGAACCTTTAGACCCAGACATTGATAAGTTTGTAAAGCGTATCAATAAAGAAAAAATACAAGCTTTTGTTGATGCTTATACTACAGCTCAAGAGGCTGAAGACAGGGCAAGAGAGATGGGCTGGGATGGTGAAGGCTCAGGCAGCCACACTCATACTTATGACGGGGAAACTATATACATGCCTTTTGAAGACCATGAGCAATATGATGAGGCAAGAGAAAATAATAAATATCATTATGGCAAACCTCATGATGAAGATGAAGATGAAAAGCAAGATTATGATGAGGAAACTAAAGCGCCAAAGATTTCAGCAAATGTTGAAACAGCTTTAAGAAACAAAGTTACTGACCACAATGAAGACCACGGTGACAAACCTAGTTCTAGGGCAACATACGGTATGCTTGCAGCTTCATTTAGAAGAGGTGTGGGAGCTTATCGAACAAACCCAAGCTCAGTTAGACCGAACGTAAGGTCAGAAGAGCAGTGGGCATTTGGCCGGGTCAATGGGCTGCTTTATGCTTTAAGAAATAACAGATTTAGAAACAAACCATACGATACAGATTTACTACCCTCAGCACATCCATTATCGAGTAAAAAGAAATCATTTACTACAAAACAAATGTTTGACGATTACCCACAAAGCGCTACAAATAATGCTAAGCGTGTTAAAAATTGGATTGAAAAATATGGCAGAGATGAAGTACAAGGAATGACAAATGTAGGTTTAGCTAGAATGAATCAATTGGTCTCAAGAGAATCTTTGAGCCTATCGACATTGAAAAGGACTTTTAGTTTCCTATCACGCACAAAGGGTGGGGGTTACAATAAAATCAATCCTGAGTACAAAGACACACCATGGAAGGACAAAGGATATGTTGCATTTTTAGGCTGGGGTGGTCAATCCATGCTGACGTATGCAGAACGCAAATTGGACCAAATAGATGACTGATGCGATTACTTTCAAAGCAATTCAAAGAAAATTGGCGAACAGCTTTCGATGCCCGTTTAGAAAAAAGTGAAAAAACACATATCAGAATATTTCGTAAATATTATAATGATAATTATGATACAGCAGTAAATAAATTTACAGAAACAAGACAGATTGCACCAGAGCTAATCTTTAAAGAACAAGAACTGACAAACCTATACGTGCAAATGTATTTAGATATTGGATTAAAACAGGCCAAATGGTATGCTACAAACTTTGATAAGTATTTAAAAAAAGGTGTTGACTTCCAGGATTTCTTAGATTATTGGAATCAAGCTTTTGCTGAAAAGGGTTTAGATATGGCCGGTGTCCGTGTTGTCACGATTATGGCCACAGCAAAAAAATTATTTGTTAAAATAATACAAAACTTTATGCAGGATGAAAAATTTATGGCTGAAGGCGCAAGAGTTCAAGCAAGGATACTAAAAAATAAGTTTAAAGAGGTAAGTCAATATCAGGCAGAACGTATTGTTAGAACAGAATCAACATTAGCTGCCAATTATGCAACTCAGCAATCCGCCTTAAGAATTTTTCCAGGCTCACAAATGAGTAAAGAATGGATTGCAGCACAGGATGAGAGAGTCAGATTTGACCATTCACAGGCTGACGGACAGATTGTAAAGTTTGAGGAATTGTTTTTAGTTGGCGGTGAGCGTCTAGAATACCCTGGAGACCCAAGAGGCTCTGCCGGGAATGTTATCAATTGCAGATGCTCAACAGCTCCCATACCTGACGAAGACGCAATATCAAACGTTGAACTTGAAGACATTGGTTTTGGCCTTGTAGGTCAAAGGGTCTAAAAAAAAATTATTCGTATTTTTATAAAAATTTTTT